TAAGCGGCTTCATTACTACTGATTCAGAACTCAAACTTGCGGATACTCCTCTTGCCGAAGATTTATTATCCTTGGCAAAGATTATCTCGCAGAAAGTTTTTAATGGTTTCGACCACAAAAACATTCTACCGCGGCATGGGCCAGGAGCGGTGGCGACTGGTGAAAAACTTGAAGAGAAGTGGGCTTTTGCCCGTCTTTACAATGCTATTCACCAGGTCTACCCCTACTACAACTATTATGTTGTCGGAGGGGCTCGCGAACTTACCGATCGATTGGACTGGTATCGTTCTTTGTCACGCCATGAGAATGGATGTGCCAAAGTCGTCCTTGTTCCAAAAGATTCACGGGGTCCGCGTCTTATCTCTTGTGAACCCCTGGAATACCAGTGGATTCAGCAAGGGCTCGGACGAAAGCTTGCATCACACCTGGAGTATGTTTCGACATATACCAGAGGTAATGTTAACTTTACGCAGCAAGGGATCAATCGTAGGATTGCGCAGACTAGCAGTGCTAGTAAGCGTTTTGCTACCCTTGATCTTAAAGATGCGTCAGACAGGGTATCAGCCGAATTGGTCAGAAGAGTTTTTGAACGCTCTCCAGACCTTTCTCGGGCATTGATGGCCTGCCGTACGACTGCGACTAAGCTCCCAGATGGGAGAGTGATTGAACTCAAGAAATTTGCGCCTATGGGATCAGCTTTGTGCTTTCCCGTAGAAGCGTTCGTTTTTTGGGTCATCATTGTCGCCGCGGTAATACGCGCTAAGAGGTTGCCACTACAAAGAGTGGGTAAGCACATCTTCGTCTATGGAGACGATATTATCGTCCCCACAGATTGGGCTGCGCTTAGTATACAGGCTCTAGAAGAGGTTGGCCTAAGGGTCAACCTGGACAAATCCTGTACCAATGGGAACTTTCGCGAAAGTTGTGGCATGGACGCCTATAATGGCCTAGATGTCACCCCACTTCGCTTAAGGACTCGCTGGACGAGTAAGAAACACGATGGTTCTTCTCTCGCATCATACGTTTCCTTAGCCAATCAAATGGCGAAAGGTCCGTATAGCTCTGTGAGCGACCTCCTCTGGAAAGAACTCAAGAAGGTCTATGGGGAAATCCCCTATGGAACCTCTCGATCTTCTTTCCCTTGTAGAGTCGTGAATACTCCCGAGCTTGCTATCTGCCTAAATAGCAGATTAAGGTTCCGTCGGAGATTCAACAGAAATTTCCAGCGACTCGAGTTTTACCTACCACGCCTTTCTTCGCGGAAGGTTAAAAGTAAACTCGATGGCTGGCCCCGACTGTTGCGTGATATGATTACGCCGCCGTTCGGTGACC